GGTACTGCGGTACACGATTTATTAGAGAAGTATGTCGATAATGATCCTGATTATGCTAAAGGTGTAATGCCTCATATATTACAATCCTTTCATGATGTAAAAGAACAACTGGATACAAGATTAAGTAAAGTTTATGCACAAGAGGCTCCATTATATTCCGAACACTTAGGTTTGGCGGGTAGAGTGGATTGTGTTGGTGTATGGGATGGCAAAGATTCTATTGTAGATTATAAAACATCTCGTAAACTAAAAAAGAAGGAATGGGTAAAAGGTTACTTCATGCAATGTTGCGCATATGCAATTATGTGGGAAGAAAGAACTGGTATACCTATTACACAATTGGTGGTATTAATTGCTGTTGATAACGAAGAACCACAAGTCTTTATAGAACATAGAGACAATTGGGTAAAACCATTATTTGATGTTATTGAACAGTATAATGCTGAAAAGAAACGTGAATATATTTTTGGAAAATAGGAGATAATATGTTAACAGTTGGTGATAAATTCCCTGTATGTAATTTACAGGGTGTCAATGAAAATAATGAATTCGTTGAAGTAAATATTGAGAATGGATATACGCCTCACAAACAAGAATGGAGTGTGGTTTATTTCTATCCAAAAGATTTTACCTTTATCTGTCCCACAGAAATTGCTGGAATGGATATGTTGGTAGAAGAAGCGAATGTTGTTGGTATCAGTGGTGATAACGAATTCTGCAAACTTGCATGGAAACAAGAGAATAAATTAATCGGTAGTATTAAACATACTCTTGCAGCAGATTGTGGTCTTGGTTTATCACATAAACTCGGTATTGTAAACGAAGACGAAGGTGTTTGTTACAGGGCAACATTTATTTATGATAAAAACATGGTAATTCAACACGTATCGGTCAATGCACTAGATACTGGTAGAAATGCACATGAAGTATTAAGAACTCTACAAGCACTCAAGGCCGGTGGTCTTACTGGGTGTGAGTGGAATCCAGGAGAGGAGTTTGTAGCATGAGACATCAAATGATAACAGCGCTAAAGAATCATTACCATGGCGAGATTGGTAAACACAAAATGAATGTTGAAGCATTCTTCAATAACCCTGTGGGTGTAGGAGAACACATTGATATTATGGAGACAATATCTGGTGAAATCGGTAAGATTGCCGAATACGAAGATAAGTTAATGATTTTAGAAACACATTTTACTTCAGAACAGGTAAAAATTTAACAAAAAAGTGTTGACAAGTGGCCCGAGCCATAGTATAATATACCTATGATAACCAAGATAAAGGTAATTTTTAGTGAAGGTACTAGGTTCGGGACATCATATGACGGTTATAAACTACCCGGTAATCATCTCCCTAGTATCTTCCCTAAAAATTACTTAAAAAGTGTTGACAAATACTTTTAAATGTGTTATAATATACACATATGATAAGGAGAAATATGAAAGAAAATATAATATTAGTAGACTGCGACGGGGTTCTTTGTGACTGGGAATATTCATTTACGCAGTGGATGCATCATCAAGGCATTCAAACAAAAGTCACCAATGAATATGACATTGCCAAAAGATTTCAGTTAAATAAAACTGAGGCTAAAAAATTAGTCAGACAATTCAACGAGTCGGCAGCAATTGCATTCTTACCACCTTTAAGAGATGCTGTTTATTACATGAAAAGACTTAATATGTTACATGGATATAGATTCCATTGTATTACATCATTGAGTAGTGATAAGTACGCGCAAAGATTAAGATACCAGAACCTAGACCTATTATTCGGTAGAGAATTATGGGATGAAGTAATCTGCCTACCATGTGGAGCTGACAAAGACGATGCTCTCCTACCTTATGAAAATAGTGAATGTTTTTGGATAGAAGATAAAGTACAAAATGCTGAATTAGGTGTTGAATTAGGACTTAATTCTATCCTTGTAGCTCACTCTCACAATGCTCACTATAAAGGCGAGATCCCAAGATTCCATAGATGGAAAGAAATCTATAAGCATATTACTGGAGAAGTGTAATGAAACCTTGGGATATTATTGAACTATTAAGATCAGATAACGGCAAACTGTTTAAACAAGCTACTATAGCTGATAACATAGATAACGAAGAGTTTGTAGAAGGTCTTCAATATGCTTTAACTCCCTTAATTACATACGGTGTGCAAACTGTACCTAATGCAGAATTACTTGGAGAACCAGGGCCAGGATTAGAATGGCCAGAATTTAAGATTCTATTGGATAAATTAATCGCCAGAGAACTTACTGGTCATGCTGCAAGAGACGCTATTGTTGATTCTATGGTACTATCTACTGTAGAACAATGGAACAATTGGTATAGACCTATTTTATTAAAAGATTTAAAAGCAGGGTTTTCTGAAAGAACTGTTAATAAGGTCCAGAAAGGAACAATACCAGTATTTGGTTGTATGTTGGCAAGAGACGGAGCGAAAGAAGAAAAGAAACTTGTAGGTGATGTACTTATAGAAAACAAGTATGATGGTGTAAGATGTATTGCAATAGTTCAAAACAACACCGCTGTTCTACATAGTAGGAATGGTAAAGTATTCCCTAACTTCCCTCATATCGAAGAAGCATTGAGTAAACCACAATTTAATAATATGGTTTTTGATGGCGAGATTATGAGTGAGAACTTTCAAGCATTAATGAAACAAGTATATAGAAAGACCAACGTAGATACTTCAGATGCATATCTTGCACTCTTTGATGTACTCGACCTTTCTGAATTTAATGCGGGTGAGGGTAAGTATAATACCTTAGAAAGAAAAAACATCCTAGAGAATTTACAGTTTGATGAATGTATCAGAGAAGTTGAATGGACCAGATGTAACCTAGACACAGAAAAAGGTCAGACTACATTTAAGGCTATGAATAAGACTGCCATTAAAAATGGTTATGAAGGTCTTATGGTTAAACCGATCGAGGCAATATATCAATGTAAAAGATCGGCCTCATGGTTGAAGATTAAACCCATTATAGAAGTAACCCTTACGGTTGTGGATATCGAAGAAGGCCAGGGCAAGTTTGATGGAACAACTGGTGCTCTAGTATGTGAAGGCATCGACGATGGTGTTAATATTAAAGTGAATGTTGGATCAGGTCTTACTGATGAAAACAGAGAAGAAATTTGGAAAGATAAAGAAACTGTAATCGGCCAGTTGGTTGAAATCAGAGCAGATGCCATTACTCAAGCAGAGAATGGTGAATATAGTTTAAGGTTCCCTAGGTTTAAAACATTTAGGGGTTTTAATAAGAGTGAAAAAATATAAGGAGTAATTATGACAGCACCAGTAAAATTTATTAATGACGGAAGATACTATGGGATTCCAAAAGATTCAACAATTTGTTGGAAACCTAAAAAGTATGCAGTAGATCGCTTTGACTTTGAAAAGTTTAAAGAAAGAGTTGAAAAGCTGCAAGAGGCGGGTGATAAGAAAGCCCTAAAAACAATTAAGAAGAACGTAGAAAGGGTATGTAAAGATAACCCTGACGTTTTTAACGATTTTTTAAATCTACTATAGGAGAAATACATAATGGAAATTTTAGCAGGACTAGTCGTTTTAGGCGTCTGTTTTACAGTTTTAATCACGTATATCGCATTAGTTAGTACAGGAGAATAATATGCCAGTAAAATTTAAACCGTCTCAGACAACAAGAGACAGAAACACGGGTAAGAATAAGACAGAACATTATTATATGAAGTCTACCCCCTTAGATGAACTTAATAAAGCATTAGAGAACTCTAATACTCCACCAAAACAAAAACAGAAGATTAGAAATGAATTGGTTAGGCGTAATAGTTAAGTCGTTCTTTGAGTTAATCGGAACTATATTTAAATGGTCAGTCATATTAATTTTATTAGCATTAATTATCCTAGCATTATTATATGGTGGTGATAGCTTAACTATCGTTACTGTATAAATAGTATTATTACAAACTGGAGTTATAATGGTAACTAAGAACGATGTGACTGGAGATTCTATCCAGACAAAAATAACAAGTAAAGCATATACTGATAATTGGGATGCTGTATTTGGTAGTAAAGATCAGAAGATGAAACAAAAGGCATCAACTGAATTAAATTGGGACGGTAATGAAGACAGAGGCAGATACGGCGAAGACGAATCGTCGCAAAACAAGATATCATCAGGTACTGTTTGATAAAGACAGTCCTTTCTCTCGTCACCAAGTTGTTCCCAATAAAAAGAAAAATATTCCGCGGAAAAGTAAAAATCGGAATATAAATACTATAGAGGATTAAATATGGCAGATTTATTAGATTTTGATTTCGGTTTTACAGCCGTAGATGAAAACGAATTAGAAGCAGTTCAGAAAGTAACATCTGAAGCATCTAGTGCATCTGCAAATGTACAGGAACTGGAAGATAAGTTAAATAAATTATATAATTCTATATTACCTCTATTATCAAATTTAAAGAAAAATCCAGAAAAAGAATATATCCTTTGGCCCAATAGGGTTGAGAAGATTGAGCAATTCGAGGATTTAATTACGGAAATAATTAAATGACATTAATATCAAGTGGTGCTTTAGGCCTTAAAGATGCTGGTGCAAACCCTTCATCCAATGTCCTTTTAGATACTGGTTATAATTCATTGTCTTTTGGTGCAGATTCAAGTTGGGCACAATATCGACGTTCCTTTGAATCAGAACCTGGCTTTTCATCATATTATGGTATACAGATTACTGATGGAACTGCATACTATTATAGAAGAAATACTGGTTCAGCTGCAAGAAAAACATACATAGCTTTTACTAACCCTGGTGGTTATTATTCTCCTATATTTACGGAAGCGTGGGATTATATGGGTACCCCTCCTTATGGCAACTGGTCAGGTAATGATTTAGCACTTAACTCGTCTACTTCATCTACAGTTGGTAGTTTAGGTAGTAGCACATATACAGATGCAAGTTCTACTGTAAGAACTATTAATGATATTGGTTACTTAAAAAATACATCCACTTTTACTAGTGGCGGATATTCTCAAAATACTGGTAATCAATTTTGGTTTTCTTTAGCTGGAAATGTTCCAAATAGTGATAATACCTTTTATCAACTTACAACTTATGATAATAACGGTGATGGTATTATTCATACACGTAGTGGAGCATCATATGATTATGATGGAATACAAAGTGTTTGGACTTGGGACAATATATCCGATGCTAGTATTGATTTTGGTAATGTAAAGACTGCATCAACTAGAATTTATATTACTAGATCAGGTAATACTACTTTTACTAATGGTATTTCAGAAGAAATGTCGGGTAATGTTGCTACTAATAATATTGAAATCAGCGATTATTATAAAGGCGGTATATATCATAATACAACTGGTATACCCACAAGTGGTCAGATAGAATTTTCAGACTTTTATGGTAAGACTAGAGTAAGCCCTGGCGTTCACTCAGAAGCTCTTGGTTATATTTATCAAACTAATCAGTATTATAGCTCAGGTGCTCATGCGGCCAGTTCTAATTTTACATTCCAAGGTAATACTTCTAAGATGACAGGTTTAGGAAACGCTCTTGGCAATACTCTTTCTTTTATTGTTGCTGCATCGGGTAGTACTCCTATATACACAAATTCTGGGTGGACTCAAATAAATGTATACTTTAATCAAAGTAATGCGTCAGGTTCGCCTGAAGCAACTCTTTATAGAAGTAATATGTCATTTTCTGTTTCAAATAACGGCACGAGTAGTGCAACTGCCACTTGGACACAGTCTGGTAGTTTTTCCTTCGTGAGTTATTTCGGAACCACTAACGGTGTAACAAACTTTGTGGAGATAGTATAATGCCAATTCATATTACTAAAGAAAATAATACATCAAGAACCATAGATGCAGATGGAAATGTGTCACCGCTATTACCTTCTACTATAACACTTAACGATGAGACTAATACAGTAGTACAAAATGCAGTATACACTGATGGTTCCATAGATTGGAACTTGACTACAAAATTAGCCGTTAACCGTTATGAATCTCAATATGGTCAAATAAAAACTTCTACTTTAAATACAGAATCAAATATCGGTAAATCTGTACGCGATGATGTGTATATGGCCGGAAGTATTGCAAGAAAAGATTATTCAATAGATACTGATGAAGGTAGTGCTCTTGTAGACGAATTAGAAGCTGGTTGGGACGGTTTTATTCCTGACTTTAGGAGAGATAATAAAAATCTTGTTTCAGAATTTACTCCTATGAGGTTACCATATATTAACAACAGTATTTCATACTATGATATGCAAGAACCTACAAGCGAATTGAAGACATATTTTAATCTTCCATATAATATATGTTTACCATTTCATGGACTTAAATTTGATAAGACTACCTCAGACGTAGTCATTAAAGTTATGTTATCACCGAGTGAAATGTATTCATACCATCCAGATTTATGTAAAACTATAGATAAAATTATACCATCTGTTGGATCACATTTCTTCGGTGTTATATATAATAGCAGTGGGGAAATGTCTCCGTTAGTTGATGTATATTTTACAGTAAGTTATGATATTGGTTCAAGATGGTGTACATCAATCGGAAGTGCCATTCCTTATACAGATGAATCATTAAATGATAAATTATCATTTTGGGCCGGTGTATATAATACCGATATAGAAAAAATGACGCACGTTAAAGCGTATATAACAAATTATTTAGAGGATTAATATGTTTTTTAATAGAGACAAAGATATTGACGTTGATCAATTAAGAGAACAACTTATTATAGATGAGGGACAAGTAAATGAAATTTATAATGATCACCTCGGTTATGCTACATTTGGCATTGGACACTTGGTACTGGAAGGAGACCCAGAACATGGGATGGAGGTCGGTACTCCAGTGGCAGAGGATAGAGTCATTGAATGTTTTGCCAAGGACGTAGAAATAGTACTTGAAGATTGTAAAAAATTACATGATGGTTGGGACGGTTACCCACAAGAGGTAAAACAAATAGTTGCAAACATGATGTTCAATATGGGACTTACGCGCTTAAGTAAATTTAATAAGCACAATGCAGCGCTGCAATGTGGTGATTGGAAGGAGGCGGCTGTAGAAGGTCGTGATTCAAGATGGTACAAACAAGTGACAAATCGAGCGGAAAGACTTATGTCGAGACTAGAAGAGGTCTAACATACTATCACACAAGTGAACCTCAAACAGAAAAAGGATGGTATTGGTGTAATGAAAAGAAAGGTCTTTTCAGATATACTGATTGGAACATTTCATTATCTGAAATGAAGGAAAAGTATTGCTAATCAGCTTTACTAAATAATAACACTATCTCTAAGGTCATATATTTATAAATAGAATATATGGCCGAAATCTTTGAACTAATAGCTCAAGTTGGTGCTCCTATTGCTGGAGCCATCGCTATGGGCGCTTTTATTTTCCTAATTATTAAACAGATATTGCAGGGCTTGGTCGGACAGATTAAAACCCTGACGATGTTCTGCGAGTCACTGGAAAACAGAGCAAGGACTATGGCTAATGAAATGATAAAGATTGATATGTTGGTGAGTAGTGCTTTAGAATTAAGACCAGACATTGAGAGAGTAGCACGTGCTGAAAATTTTGTTGAAGACGGAAAAGTGGATGTGAGACGCGATTAATGATAAATGAAATAGAAATGGTTGAATATTCTTTTACTAGGGATTTTGTTCTGATGTGTTCATTGGGACTTAATATAGGTTTTTTTATCGGTCTATTATTCATATAGGAGAATATAATGGATGAATTAGTACAAGGTATATCCGATTATGGTTTCCCTATAGTTGCGTGTGTTGGTTTTGGTTATTTTTTATATTACATTTGGTGTTTTATTGGTGATGTAATAGAACCAGAACTTGAAAAAATGCACTTCGCATTAATACGTGTTATTGATCAGACAAGAATGCTTGATCAGGACTTAATACGTTTACAACAGAAAGTTAATGTAGTTTTGGAATATAAAGAAAATGAAAAAAAGAAAAGAGAAGAATAGCATAGGAATTGTTTTAATAGTAACATTCTTTATAGTATGTACGTTTAGCGTATCAGATGCATACGGAGACGAGATAAAATTTGGGTTTAAGAACCCATCTTTTTCTGGATCAGGCACTGGTGCTCATTATTTAACAATTGAAAATCAAGAACACAGTAGAAAGAAACAGATAGAAGATGCTTTAGAGGCTGCAAGAAAGGCCGCAGAGAGAGAAGAAGCAAATAGTACTATGGCTAAGTTTATTCGTAACTTAGAAAGTAGAATATATGCTCAAATGTCTAAGCAGCTTGTTGAATCTATGTTTAGTAATGATGGTTCTGTAAGATTTGGTTCGTTTACTTTAGAAGGTAACGTAGTAACCTATGAAGTATTAACAAATGAGGATGGATCCGAATATATTAAAATGACAATAGTTGATTCTGATGGAACAGAAACAGTTATTGAAATTCCAGTTGGTACTGGAAACTTTGGTCAGGATTCAGACGGTGGTTAAGTATCTTATTATATTATTGCTTTTAAGTGGTTGTGCATCGGTTCCAACTTGGAGTCCGAACCCGCAAGATTGTAACGACCTTGAGGGTAAGTATGATGAAGGGTTTAATAGACACCTTCAAATGGGTATACAAAAGACAATGGCTAGAAAGTATATCTGTATTGATGAACCAACTGCAGTTAGGTTACCTGCGTATGTGGACTTATTAAATCTTCCACCTGCAAAAGAAAAACCGGTTGTTGCAGTATATAAGTTTGAAGATAAAACAGGCCAAAGAAAGTCAGTAGATAATATAGCATCGTTTTCTACTGCAGTGACCCAAGGCGGAACAGAATTATTAATAGATGCTCTTAAAACTGCAGGCGGCGGTACGTGGTTTAGAGTAGTAGAACGACAAGGTATTGATAACCTAGTCAGAGAAAGACAAATTGTAAGGTCAACTAGGCAAGATGTTGCCAAAGTAAATGGTGTTGACCCAAAGGGTGTGGGACCTCTCTTATTCGCTGGAATGATTATAGAGGGAGGAATTATTGGTTATGATGCTAATACTGAAACTGGCGGCCGTGGTGCACGAACACTTGGTATAGGTTTTAGCAAAATGTATCGTAAAGACGTTGTAACGGTCTCTGTGAGAGCAGTATCTGTGTTAACGGGTGAAATATTATTAAATGTCCAAGCTAAGAAATCGGTACTTTCTTACGGCGGTGGGGGTGATGTGTTTCGTTTTATTGAACAAGGAACCCAACTAATTGAGTATGAAGACGGGGTTGGTAATAATGAGTCGGTGACATATGCGGTACGATCAGCCATTGAGGCTGCAGTACTTGAATTAATATACCAGGGGCATGACCGTAACTTCTGGGATTTAACCGAGGGCCATAGACATCCCCATCAAGTTGATGGGACTAATGAAAGGCACTCAAACAAAGAGGATAACGAAAATGATGAAGAAACAAATTAGTTTATTGTTAGTATTATCAATGGCGAGTTCATCTGTTTTCGCACAAGCCACTGATGATAACGAAATTTTGATAGAACAAAGTGGTGACACTTTGACATTATATATTGATCAGGTTGGTTATGGTAACAAAATCGGAGGCACTGACTTTTCATCGTCTAGTTCCGATATGTTAATCACAGGTTCGAGTTTAACATTTAACCTTGATATGATTGGTAACCAAAACTTGATTTATGGACCTGCTAAACTTGATTCATCCAGTTTAACATTTAGTCTAACTGGTGATTCAAACAAAGTAGACTGGAATATTGGTGATACTGGTAGTTCAGACTCATCAAATTATGACTTTGCTATAACAGGTGATTCTAATACTTTTGATATTGATCAGGGTTTTACAGTAAGTGCAGAAAGACTTGATGCGGACTTAATACTATTAGGTACTTCTAATGTATTTGATTTAGATTTTGAATCTGATGATGTTACTTGGAACTTTGATATTACTGGAGATAGTAACAATATTAATACATTACAAAATGATGGTGAGCAAAGTTTAACAGTAGAATGGAATGGAGATAGCGGTGATATTGATATTAATCAGATATCAGGTACTTGTGTGGGTGGTTCACCTTGTGCAAGTCCTAATGCAATCATTAACTTGGATATTACATCAGATAATGCTACTGTACAAATTAATCAGAAAGACGCAGCTAACGATAGTTAGTCTTATACTATTCACCAGTGGGGTTGAAGCTAATTCCATTGGTGATATAGTAGAGTCGACTGGTATTGGCCAGATTGTTAGAAATAACGAGCAGATATCTGTTACAGGCCAAAAAATACCTGTACAGTTATATGATGAGGCGAAAACTGGAAACGGAAGAATATTAATTGAATTCTTAGATAAGGCGGAACTCGCTTTAAAAGAGCATTCAGAAGTATTAATAGACGAAATATATTATGACCCGGATCCTTCACTCTCAAAAATGAGTATGAAGTTTACAATGGGTACAGCTAGATTTGCATCTGGTAGATTGGGTTTAGTAAATAAAGCCAATATAGACATCTCAACCCCTACTGCATCAATTGCTGTTAGGGGAACAGATTTTACTACTACCGTAGATGAATTGGGCAGATCATTAATTATATTATTACCAGATGATAATGGAGATCCTTCAGGCGAAATAATAGTTTCAAATGATGGTGGTGAGGTTACCTTAACTCAAGCCTATGCGGCAACTATGGTATCTTCATTAGACCAATCACCAACACAAACAGTTGTAGTTAATGGTATTACACCAGCTTTAATTGACAATATGTTTATTGTAGCACCTCCGCCCGAGGTTGAAGATCAAATAAAAGAAGAAATGGCGGATGATGCTGATCAGGATAAAGGTCTTCTTGATATTGACTTTTTAGAATTTGATGAATTAGAAAAAGACGAATTAGCAGATTCAGAAGAAAACTTAGATTTTAACGAACTAGATATTGATGAATTAAACGTAGATTATTTGGTTGATGTTTTAGATATTATTGATTCTTCTGACTTATTTGATACATTAGGTGAGTTTGATATAAAAGGCGCATCAAGAGGTTTTAATGATGAATCACAGTTTAATGTATTTTTAGAAGATGGCGCATTAGTTCTATACCGAAGTGTAAGTGGTAAAATAAGAATTAAGATTGCCGCTGGCGGAAATTTTACCTTAGATACTATAACACCATCTTGGGAAGGTATCGTAACAGGGAATGGGGGTGAAGATATCCTCATTTATATAAATCAGGCGAATTGATGAAGATAACAGGAACACATTTAGGTATATTAATTATATTATTATTCTTTGCAGCACAACTCTGTGCTGATGATAATGTAATATCATTAGAACAATCTGGCGATAATTTACAATTAGGTATTGATCAGTTAGGTCATAGTAACGAAATCGAAATGTTGGATAGTAATTCATATATTACAGCAACAAATTTAGATATGTATTTAGTTCAGGTTAACACAACTACTGGACTTCCTAATAAAATTACTTTTGACGAATTAAGTGGAACTGGTAACCAAATGAAACTCGCTCAAGGCGCTGCATGGACTACACTTGATTCTGATACTGATTTAACTTGGTGGGTGGATGACTATGAGAGTGGTGGTCATGAAATAGATGTTACTATGTATGGCGACTATAATCAATTAGCAGTTCAACAAACAAATCAAACAGGCGCACTTGATGGTCATGACTTTAATTTACATTTAGCAGGTGACCATAACGAAGTTAAAATAAAACAACAAAGTAATGGTGCAAAGAATTTAGACCTTACTATTTACAATGACTATAATGATGTATTTGTTCGACAGAAAGGTAATAATACATCACACAGTGCAAACGTAACACTCGATGGGTTATATGGTACTGATTTAATCTTAAAACAATTAGGTACTACAAGTCAAACGTACACTTTAAGTATTGATTGTATGACAGTAGGTGGTTGTTCGGCCACAGTAGAACAAGGTAATTAATAATGGAAGAATTTAAATGTCCAGATGATATGATTTGCATGACTGATGAACAGTGGTTTGATTTTGTAAACGAATACGAAATCGATTTGACTGGTGAATTAGAAATGGCAGAAATGAGTGATGCTCAAGCAGTTGCTGATTTTACATGGCAAGTATTATTCTTAACTCCATGGGAGTTAGCATATATTGCACTACCAATGAGTGTCTTGGCCTTTTATGGGTTAAGTATATATGCAATCTTTAAATATATACAAAGAAGATTTAGCTGATGAATTCTTATCAAAGATTTCTTCGTCTTAAATATGGCTGGGGTATTCCTAAAGGCTTATATATAGATGTATACGCATGAAATATATTACTTCGATATGGACTACAATAGTTCTAATAGCATGTATTCTCTTTGTAAGAATCAGTGACCCTTCTATTTTAGAAGAAACTAGACTTACTGTATTTGATCAATATATTAATTCTTTACCCGTACAAGAATCAGACCAAGTAATTCTCTTAAATATTGGAGAAGAATCACTCGGAGTCTTCGGTCAGTATCCCTTTCCACGTCAGCAGTATGCACAATTAATATCAGATTTAAGAAATGCCAATGCTGGTATGATTGGTTTTACTATCATGTTTCCAGAGGCTGATAGATTCGGTGGTGATGAAGTCTTCGCGTCATGGGTAAAAGATAATGGTATTATACTCTCACAAGACGCAGATAATAGTGGTAGAAGTGCAAAGGCACCTTATGTTGGAACTGCCACATTTGGTACTGGAGACCCACTTAATCACGTTATAAGATATAAAGGATTAGTAACCAATATACCAGAAATAGAAGCAGGTGCATGGGGCCATGGTTTAATTAATGCAATGCCAGAAGTTGATGGTGTAGTAAGAAGAATACCTCTTATATCTCAAATCAATGATGAACTATATCCCTCATTTGCATTAGAAACAATACGTGTATTAAACGAGAAAATATCTTATACTGTAAAGGTTAGTGAGATAGGGTTAGAAGAAATTATATTAAGGCCATTTAGAATATCAACTGATGTAAATGGATCTATATGGATTAATCCTAAATACCGTTTTCAGGATATAGAATACACTTCGGAACCCCTTCCGAATCTACAAGGAAAGACTGTACTGGTTGGTTTAACTGCAAAGGGCCTTGCCTCTCAGATTCCAACCCCTCAAGGATTAAAATCTGCTCATCAAATTCAGGCTTCTGCTCTGCAGACAATAATGAATGGGGATCAGATAACCCGTCCACTTTGGGCTGATATTCTGGAGATCGGTCTTTCTTTGATTGGGGCTCTATTGATTGTAGGGGCAGTTTATTATCTTCCAATTTGGAGTAGTGGTTTAACCTTCTTTGCCGTTGTTGGGTTATCTGTCTACGGCGCATTGTTTTCCTGGAGCGAATTTGGATATCTCCTTGATATTAGTTACCCTCTGATATTATATATACTGATATTCTCTTCGGCGTCATTTAATAATTTCTATAAACAGTTTATGATGAGACAACAGATTAAGAAACAATTTGGAACTTACTTGTCACCTGATATGGTATATATGTTACAGAAAGACCCATCTCTCTTAACCCTTGGTGGTGAAAGAAAAGAAATGAGCTTCTTATTCATGGATATATGCGGATTCACCCCTATCAGTGAGTACTATAAGAACAAAGATGATCCAGAAGGGCTGGTAGAATTGGTTAATGAATTCTTAGATTCCATGACAAAAATCATACTCAATAACGGTGGAACAATAGATAAGTACATGGGCGATTGTATCATGGCATTCTGGAATGCACCACTACCATGTGATAATCACGCTGAGATGGCCGTTAAATCATCAATAGAAATAGAGATTAAAACAAATGAACTTAAAGAAATGTATAAATCAAGAGGTCTTCCTGATATTAATGTCGGTACTGGCATTAACACCGGCGATTGCATTGTTGGTAACATGGGCTCTGAATCCAGATTCGATTATTCAGTCATTGGAGATGCAGTCAACCTTGCAGCCCGTCTCGAGGCCACTGCCGCTCGACATGAATATATAGAATATAAGACAATCATATCGTCATTCACCAGAGACCAACTCCCAGAGAAGTATATCTGTAAGGAGATCGGTAATATAAAGGTGAAAGGCAAAGACGAACTTATAACCATTTATTCTCCTAAGTTATAACGTTATTCCAAAATATTCTAAAAAATAGCGGTAAAAGCGTTAGGTGCCATGGCCAATCTGTAGTATAATATACACATATTAACCGAAAAGAGAAATATTATGACCTTTACCGAATTACATGAGATTGCACTGGAAGCGGCCAAGACTGCAACTGATAAGTTTATTGAGAAACACGGTGACTGGGATTGTTGTGGATTTGCATGGGTTCACGCGTCAGTGAAAGGGAATACCAAGGTTGGTAAAGCTTTCAAGGCCGTGGGGTTTACAAAGGCATACGGTGGTGGTTATCAGTTATGGAACCCTAGTGGTTCTTCTACTCAAAGCCTTTCTGCGAAGGAAGCAGGTACTGATGCTTACGTGAAAGTGATTCGTCAATACTTACCAGAGATCGGCGTCTTTGCACAAAGTCGAATGGATTAAAAGGTTATATCTTTATAACCAAATGTTCTAAGAAATATCGCCTAAATGGTTGACAAAAGTTTTCTAGCCGTAGTATAATATACACATATTAACCAATCAGAGAAAGAATTATGCCGATAGTTGTTATGAAAGGCCAGGTAGCTCAGAAGAAAAAAATCTACGAGTATATCTACAAACTATCTAAAGAACTTGGTATTAACCGAATGCATAAGAAAGTACTGATAGTAAAGTTTGTAACATCATGTGATGACCAAGCAGAAGGATCCTGTTGGGGAGATACTACAGAAGGTTATGCTGAAATACTTATAGCTAGAAACTCTTGCGATGAAAAGATGTCACATGAATCAATGATGAAAACTCTAGCTCATGAAATGGTTCACGCCAAACAATACTTCCGTAAAGAACTTTGTGGTTATAGTATGTCTTGGAAAGGTAAGAAACCACGTAATTACAAGTACGAAAATGCTCCATGGGAAAAAGAGGCATTTGCCAAAGAAGAGGAACTATGGAAGAAGTGTTGGTAGTTGCGACAAAAAACGATATTTTTTTAAAAAAAGTGTTGACAAATGCAATTCAGCGTAGTATAATATACCTATAAATTAAGAAAGATAAGGAGTTTTAATTATGATTTTATGTGAAAAGACAAGTCCGGTCAGTGGTTTAACCAACATTATGGAGATTAATGCGTCTCCTGAGCAATACGCTCTGTGGACGGAAACTGACACTCTCATTCAGGATGCTATGCCTGATGCCACTGTGGATCAGAGGGAGTTTCTAATTTCTGGTTGTACGCCAGCTTGCTGGAACTCAATGTTCGGCGAAGAGGAGGTAGCATAATGAAAGAGATATTTGACTTCTTGGAAGACCTGAGAGAATCAGGCCAAATTAATATGTTCGGAGCGGCCCCTGTGTTGCAGGAAGCCTTCGGTCTTAACAAATACGAAGCGAGGGAAATTCTTGCTGATTGGATGAAATCTTATGAATAAATTAAAAGGTTTGGCTACCGGATCAGTCTTAGGAATTATATTCGGTTTTGCATTGAATTATGCATTTAACATCCCTGAGGTGCAAATGAGCCACTCTACAGGAGAATGCATGAAGGTGGTTAACTTCTCCGAATCAGATAAATTCACCTGCGATGATCTGCCGTCGCGCTATAACCATGTGTGGGTTAAATGATTAGAATACTCCAAGAGGTAACCGACTGGGGCGAAGAGAATGTTTCTAATGGAACATACTATGTTAACCAACACGACCATCTAGTTGCTTATATGCCTAAGAATGGCGAATACAAAGAATTCAGCAAACCTATGAAAAGGTTCTCAACCGCACGTAGGAAATTCAAACTTCTAGGTACTATTGATAACGGTACAGCAGGAATACCAGTTAAAGGTTCACGAGGTAACACATACTACGTGAAGGATAATAAATGCACATGTCCTGGTTTTAAATTTAGAGGTAGTTGTAAACACCTTAACCAAATAAAGGCAGCATGAACCATATTTTTTAAAAAAAGTGTTGACAAATGGTTCTAATGGTAGTATAATATACCTAAGATAAGGAGAAAATAATGGATAGAATGAAACTAATCAAACAAGCGGCCGAGAAGGCGCAAATTAAAAGGGCAGTAACAAATATTGCCACACGCAAAGCTGCTATTAAAGCAGAAATGAGACTTCATAAGAAGTTAACCAATTCAGTAAAGAAGGCTGAACATCAAGCCCCTAAAAGTTTAGAAGCATTTTCAGAGGAGAATCTCTTTTATACCGAGAGGGAGACCCAAGATTATCTTGCTGGAACCTCTTACATGGAAACATATAACGCAATGAGGTCACAAGATGAATATTGATTTTGCCACAGGGAAGTTTCTAGGATGATGTCCTCAGAACTTGCAACTATTCGTCTTAATGCACTACAGAGGGCACAAGATCGAGCAACAAATCCAGAGTTTAAACTCTTATGGAAACAGAAGAGAAAAGAATTAATTAAAATACTTCAGTCTGGTAATTCATATGACGAAATGTCAGGAGAGCTATTATGTTAGAACAATTTATTGCTATTATAATGTTAGCAGTATTTACTTTGTTAACATACATAGGTATACATATGTCTTTTGAGAAAGACGCTAAGAAGCACATTCCCCTACTATGGGAAAAAGGTGGGTTTCTATATAACCTATTTAAACAAGAACCGAAACAATTCAACAAAGCCGATATTAAATATCGTGACGGAGATAACACATGACCTACATGGAAATTTCAACATACCAGCAAGGACATCGTCGTGCAGATGTACTGCGAACTTCTGGTCAACCTGAAAATTATTGGGGTGTAAGATACTATAGTAAAGAAAAGAAGGGGTCTTTTCTGGCTATGGGTATTGAATGGTATCCAACCAAGAGTGAATCTTGGGCCGAGGATGCAGCAGAAAATTATGTACAGGGTATTAAATCTTACCCAACTCAGGATCTTTCTGCGGAAGGTTAAAGTTTTGTTCAACCTCCTAGCGACGCTTTCTACTCCTTATCAGAATGTCGCTAGGGGGTTGACAAATTATATCATACGTGATATAATATACACATATCAAATAAGGAGTAATTATGGTAAGTAAAGCATTAGAAAAGAGAAGAATCAACGGGCGCAAGAACAGAGTCACGATTGATGACAAATATATGGGCCCTGAGCCGTGGTGGGATGAGAAAATACCTTCTACTGCTGCAAGTTGGTCAAAAGCAGCACACTGGTATAACTATTTCAGTAAACCAAAAGATTACGTTCCGTATGTACTAAAATACGCAGAAGAAGTACACAAATTCGATAAGAAACAAATTTCTGCAATTGCTGCACTACCAGACTGGAAGATTAACGAGGGTGTTAATTCAGTCGCAAGATTACACTTTAGAGGTTTTGTGCATGAAGAATCTATACACGAAAGATGCCTTATTAAACTCAAAGAAAAAGTCGAGGAAGGTAAACTAGTAGTAGTAGAAAAGAAAGAAACCAAAAAGAATGCACCACCTGTCATCAGTCCTGCACAAAGGGCATATATGAACATGATGGAGACTATTCATGCCGATTGGGATGATATAGTAGTTGATAGCTGGATGGATGGAAATTTTAAACCAGACTTTAATGTATATGAACTATGGAAAAAGCATGGCCTGAAAGGTAATGTAATTAATTCATTTAAACAAAAAGTTCAATTCTATTATGATGAAGTATCCGATGCGTATAATAAAGAGTGCGATCAAGCTGTTGAGGCATATTCTCATATAACACCAAGACGCCAGAAGAAGATGTTAAACCTCATGGATGTTATCTTCTCTGATCTGGATAAATTAAAAGATAGTTTCAAGGCAGTTAGAATGCCTAGAGCCAAGAAACCAAAATCAACAGATGCTCAAGTTGCAAGATTACAATATTTGCAAGAGGACATCGAATCTAAGGTAACATCTATTAATCCTGTACTTATACCAGGTAAAGAAATGTTATGGGTATATAATACTAAACAGAGAGTATTGTCACAGTATGTTACTACTGCGACGAGTGGCTTTGAAGTTAGTGGTACTTCTATTAAGAACTTTGATGAGAAATTATCCAAGACCTCTAGGTTAAGAAAACCACTTGATATATTACCAGATGTGTTGAAATTCACCCCCAAACAAATCGATAAGAGAATTTGGGATAAATTAACAACCAAGATAGGTAGTCCAAACGGTCGTGTTAACAAAGACTGTATACTACTTAGGGTAATATAAGGAAAACATGATTGAACCAAAAATTATGACAAGAAAAAGGTTCTCTACCGCCGTAGAGAATATGGTATCTGATAGTAAGGGGTTGTCTTATATTGAGGCAGCTGCTCACATCATAGAAGAACGAGGGATGGATTTTAAAAGTTTAAACAGACTTTTATCTGACTCCCTTAAACAGAAAATCGAGGCAGAAGCCGTAGATTTAAATTTACTTAGAACTAAGCAAACTAATAAATTACCAATATAGGAGAAAATAATGAGTAATGTGATTATACCAACATCCGATGAGGATAAAAAGCGAATTAAAGATTGTATTATTGAGATCAGCAATGCTAAAACAATGATGGAATCGCAGCGTGATTTTATTAAAGAAGCGATTAATTCGTGTGTTGAAGATGTTGATATTGATAAGAAACATCTGCGTAAAATGGCCGAAATTTATCATAAACAGAATCTACTTGAAGTAGTAGGGGAAGTTGAAGATGTTGAAGCACTATATGAAGGTGTAATGGCCTAATGATGGATCCATTTGATTCTTATAAACTATATAATGCATTAAAGTTGCACTTTGAGACCAACTATGATGCTGTAAAATATAATTTTAAATCAAATGTAACACCGCAATCTTTCTTTAAGAGAAAGGATAAGTACTTCTTTGCTAAATTGGCGAAGAAGTACAACGGTGAACTAAAAGATTTTTATATCTCGCAATTTATCAATACTGAGAAGTATATCGGTGATATGATGGATAAAGATGCGGAAGAGAACTATGCTAAATTTAAAAAAATTAAAGAAAGCATTCATCGAGTGTTCTCGGTTGATATAAATATATTAAACGAGCAGGAAAAACAGTTTGATTTGTTATTTAAAAGCGAAAACGGACAAGTTCCCCTGGTTGTTAAATTGTGGATGCAAGAGGAAATTAGTTTAGAGACTGTTGTGATTCTGAATTCCATATTTGGGTTTATTGAACGAGAATCCGATAATATATCAGATACCATTATGTGGCCTGATATAAAACGGTTAATTGAGAAGTACAACCCATTCGTATATTATAACAGAGATAAATGCATGAAGTTGTTGACAAATGTGTTTATTTGATGTATAATATACATATAATTATGAATAAGGTGAAATATAACAGAAACGACTACACTAGAGTCGTAATACAACGCAATACGGAGAAATATAATGTCATTTGCAAACCTTAAGAGCTCACGAGGCTCGTCAATCGACAAACTCGTAAAAGCTGCGGAAGCAGTGTCTTCTAAAACAGAAACTAAATCATCTTACGGTGATGACAGATTCTGGAAACCTACTAGAGATAAAGCAGGAAACGGTTATGCTGTAGTCCGATTTCTACCCGCGCAAGAAGGCGAAGACCTTCCATGGGTAAGATATTGGGACCACGGGTTTAAAGGCCCTACTGGTCTATGGTATATCGAAAACTCTTTAACTTCTATTGGACAAGATGATCCAGTATCAGAGATGAACTCTGTTCTATGGAACTCTGGTCGTGAAGAAGACAAGAATATTGCTAGAGAAAGGAAAAGACGTTTACATTATGTAAGTAATGTGCTCGTTGTTTCTGATCCAAGTAATCCAGAAAACGAAGGAAAGGTATTCTTATACAAATTTGGTAAGAAAATCTTTGATAAGATTATGGAATCAATGCAACCTGCATTCGAAGACGAAGATCCTATCAACCCTTATGATTTCTGGGAAGGTGCTGACTTTAAGATTAAAATCAGAAAAGTTGAAGGTTGGGTAAACTATGATAAGTCAGAGTTTTCCGCACAAACTGCACTGTTTAATGGTGAAGAAGATAGACTGGAAGATGTATATGGAAAACTATACTCCTTACAAGATTTTCTCAAGCCAGAAAACTACAAGTCTTATGATGAACTTAAATCTAAGATGAATAAAGTACTAGGTATCGATGCAGGTACGCCATCTATGGACATGCCAGCAATGAACGTAGTGGAGGAAACTCCAATGGCTGCTGCAGCTGCCCCATCGGTTGCTGCTCCAGTTATGGAAGAACCCGCTGCGGATAGTGATGAAGATGATACACTGTCATACTTCGCTAAACTCGCTAAGGAAAGCTAGTATAATAATAAAAGAGTAGTAATCTTTGAATGGGAGACTTCGGTCTCCCTTTTTTTATCTGGACGGCAGGGCTTCTTTGGTCTTATTTGGTTTAGGTGGAGCCATTGAATATGAATCACCACCCCTATTAGTAGAATTATCTGATTTAACTGCTGTTACATTACCACCCTGTGGTTGATTATTGGCCATTCTTAATTCTACATTCTCTGCGGATACATTCATCAATTCTACACCCATAGATTGCCTATCAGCAGATACATCCACACCACCAGCAGACATATTAAATGCACCTTGTAGTCTTGTTATACTGG